GTATATGAACGGGCTGGCTCCAATACGCCAGCCAAAACTACCATGGAACAAAGAACACCCAGGGTGGGCAGCATCCCAACGAAGAGCAAAGAACCGAAAGATAAAAGAACAACGTGAGCACGACAAAGAGATGGTGTGCATACAAGATATGTTGGACACGTTAAATAATAATAAATGAGTATATTCGACAATTTTTTACTAAGTAATAATGATAATTATAACAAAGCTAAAGTTGGGCTTAAAAAGGTTAAGAAACAACTACAATGTTTTGCAATTTCCTTTCCAGATGTAACTCCAGATGAGATTCTTTTCATAAAAGATAAATGGGAATTATTACCTAGTTCTATCGCCCATGGGGTTAGAATAATGGCTTTAGGTAAAGATAAAGGTGGTGTTAAGAGTTTATTAACTGATTATAGACCTAATTCATATATTACCCCTCATAGACACACGCAAGAATTTGAAATTGGTAGGGTTATAAATGGAGAATTAACCAATAAATTAGATGGGACTGTATATAGTTCTGGTGATGAATACTTTTTCACTCCAGAGGAAATTCACTATTTAACCTCTAGTACTGGATGTCTAGTACATAATGTATTAACTACCAATGAAGATTATATTTTACCTTTTTTAGGTGGAAAGTACTTTAATAAGTCTAAAATCGCATAATACAGGTTAACTATTTTATTAATACCTGGTAGTTATACCTTCTAACACTTGACTTTTACTATTGTTTTACTTATATTAGCATAAATTAATATAAATGAAATATAGTAGAGGAACAGAGATAAAGTTAAATAATTATAATAATTTTAATATATCTATAGGGGCTATTGATAAGAAAACTCCTAAATCTTTATACATAAAGATAAGTGGTTGGGGTAATCCAATATCAAAGGATAATGAAAATTATATCAGAATAATTAAAAGAATTGATAAAAGGATTAAGTCTTTAGTTTACAACACAATCAATACTAATAAATTCAATCAAAATAAAACAATGGTTGATTTGGATATGAGGGATTCTGGGATTACACATGGTAAGCCTAGTTATATGTGTTGTGAGATAACAATATATCAATATGAAAAACATTTAATAAATTCAGAATTTATACTAACAGAACTAAACGATATGTGTAAAAACATAATAAGTGAGGTGCTTAATAAAAATGAATTTTTTACATTTTATAAAAAAAAGGTAGACGCAAAAAAATATTTAAACAAGCTTAATCATAAAGATTAGGCTTTTTTTTGTTTTTAAACATATTTATCAATAAAACGATTTTATGTCAGAATATAAAACTATTAGAGCTGGTAAGGCTGGATTTGGAATACTTATAGAAGGTGATGCAGGATACATCGAACCTAAAGATATAAGAAATAAACCATTCATAACTGAAATGAGTAAAGTTGGTACTGGAACTCCTGCTATGATTGAACCACTAATTTTATTTGTGATACTACAGAAATATGACGTTGAGAATAAAAATGGTAGAATATATCCTGAACCTGTTCTTAGACAACAAGCAATCGAATATCAAAAATTAATTGATAGTAGGTCTGCTATTGGTGAGAGTGACCATCCGGAAACATCTGTTATTTCTAACAGTAGGGTATCACATGAGATTAAAAAGATTTGGTGGGAAGGACATACCTTAGTTGGTGAGATTGAAATTATAATGTCTCCAGGGTTTATTAACATGGGAATTATATCTTGTGAAGGTGATAATATAGCTAATATGCTTAGAAAGGGTATTAGAGTAGGTGTATCTTCAAGGGGTGTTGGTTCGTTAGATGAAATAGGTGATAAATTAATTGTTCAAGATGATTTTGAATTAATCTGTTGGGATATAGTTACTAGCCCTAGTACTCCTGGTTCATATATGTTTAGTAAAAGAGCTGAGGCTCAACCATTTATGGAATCAAAAAATAAAGGTGGTAACTTATTAATAGATAATCTAAATAAATTTTTATTATAATAATAATAAAAAAAAGAAAGAAATATACCTTTTTTTTATTAAAAAAGGTTTTTTTGATAAAGCAATTCATATTTATTACTAAATGTATGAATTATATTGTACACTAATACGAAAAAAATTAAATACAAAAGAAAAATGAATAGAAAAGATTCTATTATAGAAGAAGCGATAAAGGAATACAAACTGATTGAAGGTGCGTTAAATTCCAATTCTAAAGAAATACTTCGTGCAGTAGCAAAAGAAGATATTACAGATGCGCTAAATGAATCCTTGAGAGAGGATGATTTCGAAGACGAGTATGAAATCTCAGATATCGATAGCGAAGGTGGAGACATTGACGCATTACCAGTTGACGGTACAGAACCAGGAATGGAAGACTCAGAAATGGGCGCTCTAGATATGGGGGATGACGTTGACGCATTACCAGTTGGAGACTCACCTGAATTAGGTGGTTCTGAAGAACTTGGAATTGATGACATGGGCTTGGACTCTGTAGAAGGTGGTTTAGACCTCGGAGCAGAAGAAGGTAGCGTAGACTACGAAATGGACATGACTAATTCATCAGACGAGGATGTTATCTCAGTTTATAAAAAATTAAGCGGAGAAGACGAAATAGAAGTTGTATCACCAAGTGAAGTAATTATTAAAGACCCGGTATCCGGTTCAGAGTACAATGTTAAATTAGGTGGAGGCAGTATGCTAGACCAAGGTCCTATGGATATGGCAGGAGAATTAGGTGGTGAAGAGCCAGTTGATGATTTTGGTGGAGAATTAGGTGCTGAAGTTGGTGAAGAGCCAGAAGCAGATTTTGATATTAGTGGTGATGAATTAGGTGCTGATGCAGGTGGAGAAGAAGTTGGGGAACCAGCTGCTGAACCAGAAGAAGCAGAATTTAATGCAGACTCAGATGAAACAGAGGTGCCAGTAGGTGACGATAATGCGGATGATGAGGATGATGACGAATTAGGAGAGAGTGTAGTTTACGAAGTAGAGTTATCAGAAGATGGTGACGATATTACTGAAGATACCATAATCGGTAAAACGGCAAATGGTAAACCAAGAACCGCAACTAGCGATGTAAGTATGGGTAAAGAAGCGAAAGCTCCTAACTCAGGTGACATTGATGGTCAAACAGCGCCAGAAGATTCAGATTCAGGAGATAATCTTGAAGGTGGATTTGATGATAACGCTCAAAACGGTACAGGAGATAATCACGCTAACCATATTATGGAAGATGAAACAATTAATGACGCAGCAACTAAAGACGTTGTATCAAAAGGAGGTTCATTACCAAGTGGGAATATCGAAGGACAAACTGCCCCTATAGTAGTAGAAGATGATTCTGAAATTAACGAAGACGAAAGTGAAATAACTGAAGAAGTTGTTGAAGAAGATGCTGTTGAAGAGCAAATTGCTGTAGGAATGGCTCAACAATTTAAACAAGAAGGTACTGGAGCTGATAAGTTAGGGCAACCTAAAGGAGCTGGTGCAAAAGCATATACAAACGAAAGCGTTAAATTAAAAGAAGCTGCAAATAAATATAATAAGCTGTTAACTGAAGCAATCAAAATTAAAGAAGAGAGTGATAAAATAAAAGAATCTCTTGTTGGATTTAGAAAGATGCTAGGTGAAACTGCTGTATTCAATTCAAACTTAACTTACGTTACCAAACTATTCTTAGAGCATTCTACGACTAGTTCGGAGAAAAAAGTAATCTTAAACAGATTCGATGACGAAGTTAGTACGATTGGAGAATCTAAAAAGTTGTACAAATCAATCGTTTCAGAATTAGGAAATAAAAAGCCTATGGTTGAATCAGTTGAGAGTAGAATTATGAGTGAACAAAGTACAAGCCAATCAACTCAGTTGAATGAAACTAGAACTTATGTTGACCCAGCACAAAGTAGAATAATGGATTTAATTAATAGAACTAAAAGATAATCTATCAATAAATCTAAACAATAAAAATTAATAAAACAAAAACAAAAATAAATTATGTCACATTTTTTAACATCAGGTAAAATCGGAAACATCGGATTAAACCATATGAAACAAGTACGTGAGAACACTATCTCTAAATGGGATAGCTTAGGATTCTTAGAAGGTCTTAAAGGTCACGTGAAAGAAAACATCGCACAATTATATGAGAACGAAGCTTCTCACTTATTGAACGAGTCAACTGACGCTGGTAGCTCAGGTTCTTTCGAAACGGTTGTATTTCCAATCGTGAGAAGAGTATTCTCAAAATTATTAGCTAATGATATCGTATCAGTACAAGCAATGAATATGCCAATTGGTAAATTATTCTTCTTCGTACCACAAACTTCAGCTCGTTATGACGGTGCTGGTGGATACGGTGACCCACACCAATCAGGTGATGCTACATTATCTGCACACACTTCAATGGGTTCTGACGGACTTCCAATTGTAAAAGGTGTTGATATTGATAGTTCAGGTAAATCTTACGCTGTAACTAAATACTTATCTAAAAACCTTTACGATATTTACTATAACGATGGATTATTTGATGCATCAAAAGGTGAAATTTCTATCGTAGCAGGTACAGGTGTATTAGTATTATTAAACGCTGAAGGTATTTATAATACTCCAGCTGAACTTAGTGGATACCCACTTGCAACTGATGGTTCTTTAAGAAGTTTCCAAATAGCTGCATAAGGTTTCGGTTCTATCAACAAAGGTAGATTAAACGGACCAGACGGTAACCCAATGGATACTGAATCTTTCTTAGCTTCTTTAAAAGTAGTTTCTGCAAATGAAATTGCTGATGAAGATGGTAATATTATAATTGAAGCTGGCGCTGAGGCTCCTTTCAGATTAGTTACACAAAAATACGGTAAAGGTATTGTAGCTTATGATGATATTTGTAACTCATTAGGTGATGTTTACTTAGAAGTAGACTTATCTCACCCTGTTGCATCTAACACTTCAACTCAAACTGCTGATGGTTACATCGGAGCAGATATTACAGCTGTAAGTGCTTATACTGAAGCTGACTTTACAATCTCTTGGGCAGAATATGCTTCATTAGAACTTGAAACTGAAATGGGAGAAGTATCTTTCAAATTAGACGAGGTAGTTGTATCAGTTGAAGAAAGAAAATTAAGAGCAACTTGGTCTCCAGAGTTAGCACAAGATGTTAGTGCATTCCACAACATCGATGCTGAAGCTGAATTAACAGCAATGTTATCAGAACAAGTAGCGGCAGAAATTGACCGTGAAATCTTAAGAGACCTTAGAAAAGCTGCTGCATGGCAACTTAGATGGGATTGGAATGGATGGAGAAAAGCTTCTATGGCTGCTAACGCATACACACAGAAAGATTGGAACCAGACTTTAATTACGAAAGTAAACCAAATCTCTGCACAAATCCATAAATCAACCCTTAGAGGTGGAGCTAACTTTATCGTTGTGTCTTCAGAAATCTCTGCTGTATTTGACGATTTAGAGTACTTCCACGTAAGTGATGCAAGTCCTGAACAAGACCAATACAACATGGGTATTGAAAAAATTGGTTCTTTAAGTGGACGTTACCAAGTGTACCGTGACCCTTATGCTCCATCTTGGTCAATGATTATTGGACACAAAGGTAAATCATTATTAGATACAGGTTACATCTACGCACCATACGTGCCAATGCAACTTACGCCTACAATGTACAACCCGTTCAACTTTGCACCAGTAAAAGGTATCATGACTCGTTATGCGAAGAAAGTTGTGAACAACCGTTTCTATGGTGGAATTAGAGTTGATGGAATCCAAACATTTAACCCTAACGAATTGAGATAATCTCAACATTCGTGTAAATATAAAAGCCCTAACATTAATTGTTAGGGTTTTTTTCTTTTATAAACTATTTATTAATATGAAGTTATCGAATATATACTCACAAATTTTAAAGGAAAATTATAAACCTATTATTTGGTATCACGGAACTAATAAAAATTTTAAAGAGTTTGATTTAAAATATTTCGGTGAAACTGATTCTGGTTGGTGGGGATATGGTATATATTTTCATAGTGATAAAAATCGTGGTGGTTACGGAGATATAATTAAATCAGTTCAATTAAATTTTAAAAAACCACTTATATTACCACCAAGTAATTATGGTGAATATGTTTATAATTTAATTTCAAATAAATCAGGTTTACCAATAGAGTATAAAAGTGAATCAGTAATGAATATCATTAGAAAAATTGGTAATAAAAATTTCACTAATATTTTAATGAGTTTAGGTTATGACGGTATGATTATAGAATATGCTCAAGGTACTAAAGAAGCTGTGGTTTTTGATGTGTCTATTATTAATATAATTGACCAAGGAATATGAAAAAATTATCTAATATATACTCACAAATTTTAAAGGAAGGACCCAATGACATGATTGATGTATCATGCGCTGCTTTAGGTAGTATAAATATTGGTGGACGTTATTTATTATTTAAAGAAAAATTGAAATATCAACCAATCGGTGGTGGCCTAAAATATAAACCATCAGCAATACCATTTTTAGAATCTATAGGTTATGCAACAAATAGAACTGATAACGATATTAGAATTCAAATCCCAACTTCTAAATGGGATATATTTAAACAATGGTTCGAAAGCGGTAACGATAGAGAAACTAGTATTGATAGAGAAATAAGTGAAGAATTAGGTTCATTTATTGATTCTAAATATCTTTCCCAGATGAATACAAACAACTACCAACTTAAAGAAGTAATCGCTAATAAAAATAGGATATTTCAAATCCATCAAATAACATTTTCAGATGAAGTTCGTAATGTAATATTAAATTTGGTTAAAACCAATGAGTTATTCATCTTAGCGACACCAGAAGAGATAAAAAATAGAGTTAATGGTATTTCAGACCATAGTATCAATATCATCATCTAATGCGATGACATCATGAGTTGTGTCGGTATTATATGTATAATTCATATATACCAAATTACCTGTTGGTCCATCCATAGGTACAACCGGGATTAATTCTGATGATATAGTAACACTACCAAAAGTACTCATTACTAACCAGTGAGTGCATATTTCAACGACATTAATGGAGTCGTAATCAAGATGTAAAGTCGAGGTGTCCTGGATATCCTTATCAATAATATAATTTTTACTCCTTTCTGTTATCATATATAACCTATAAGGGAAAGGTATTACTAAATTAACGTCCCAATAAACTCCATCAGAATCTTCATAATTAATTATCATTAAACCATCAAATATTTGCTTAACCCAAAAGCCATCCATTTCAAAAAATGTTACATTTGAATTATTATCTACTTTAAGAGTGTCTAAATTAATCATTGAAACCATTGAAATTAGAACCTAGTGATAAAATTAGAACCTAGTGATATAACTTCACGTAAAATTTCCGCATCAATTTCCCTTGTAAGTTCTTCAGAAAGTAATGTTATTAAATGTAATTCCTCACCTCTGGAAACGTCAACATTAAAAATAATTTTTCTACCATCAAGATGCCACTTAATATAACCTTCTATTACATACCTATGATTAAAATTAATAAACTCACATTTATATTCTAAATCTGGAAATGGACCCCAGGAAGATTCCCAAGATGTTCCTGAACTATCATAATACCTTAATAATTTTGAATTTAAATATATTTGAGTTACTATTACTTTATTAATAACCAATGTCGATGGGTTTCCCCAAATATCTAACTGTATCATTGATTTATATATTCTAATGTTATTATCTCATTAGGTCTAATCAAAGGTGCTCTTAAAGCTGCCCTTACAGCATCTGTATTAGGCATCCATAATGATGTAGTGGTGATATATACATTTGAATTTTTTTTATCACAAGACCTCTTTTCAACTAAAAACAATTTATTAATACTTGGGTCTAAATTGCAATGGTTAATATAATTATCAAAGATAAATGGTATATCCCAATCACTATTCCAATAATTACCTGTTGAATCCTCATAATAAATTCTATCTTTATCAATGAACTCTTGTTTAACCCATTTATTATTATTATTGTAATAAGTTACATTACCCCATAAATCACACTGTAATATTTTATTTTTACTCATCATTTACCTCCTTAATGGTTAAACCACCATTATAATAAAATTTATTATCACAATAATGGGATTTGACTTTACTATAATTACTACCCCAATCGTCTAATCCCATCCGATTATTATACCCACCACCAATAGTTGATGAATACCCACCACCAATAGTTGAATAAGAGACACTATTGGTGGTTCCACTTACATTATATGATAATACAGGTTCAATATCAATTGTAGAATTTTCTATATACTCCCTTGTTACAAGGGCAGTATCTGATGATGTATTAATGTCTGCTGATATAAAACGAGTCGATACATTAATGGAATTAATTGGTATTGGAGCATTTGACGCATCAATGGTAGTATTATTGTTAGATCCACCCGTAGCATAATAAGAAGAACTAGTACCCACTGTATAGTTAGAAGAACTAGTACCCACTGTATAGTTATTACCACTACCGATAAATGAATAACCTGAGTAGCTTGAAGAGGGTCCTAAATATATCACATTTTTACCACTTTTAATGATAGGATGTGAAATACCCCAATTTTGAGGAAAATCGTTTGAGGACTCTACAGAAGAGTTGTAATCAATGGATGTATAACCCCTTGTTGATAACATTCTAGTAGATTCTACCACTAATATAGGATATTCACATGCACCCCAATTACTATCCCAATAATTACCATTTGAATCTTCGTAGTTGATTAAATCTTCACCTATAAATTTTTGTTTAACCCACTCATTTTTACCATCTATCATATCATTATAATAGGTTATATTACCCCATAAATCGCACTTTAACATTTTTTTATTTTTTATTGTAATATTTTATAGTCTGATTAATACCTTCTTCAAAATCCATTTTAGGCTCCCAACATAATTCTTTAAGTTTAGATGAGTTGATACCATATCTCAAATCATGTCCTTTTCTATCTTCAACGTATTGAATCGGTATGTTTACTTCATTTGGCATAACGCCATCATTTACGTATTGAGCATATAAACAACATATTTGAGTTATCAATTCAATATTGGTTAATTCGTTATCACCACCAATGTTATAAGTTTCACCAACACTACCAAAATTAAAGATATAATCTATAGCTCTAACGTGGTCGCCAACATATAGCCAATCACGGATATTTAATCCTCTCCCGTAAACTGGAATATCTTTACCATCTCTAAGGTTGCTAATAACTTTCGGTATCAACTTTTCAGTATGTTGATGTGGTCCATAGTTATTGGAACAGTTAGAAATTAATATAGGTAATCCGTATGTATCATGGTATGCTCTCACGAAGTGGTCAGAACTCGCCTTAGACGCTGAATAAGGACTATGGGGAGCATAAGGTGTATCTTCGGTAAACGTGTCGCTATCGAGCTCTAATGCTCCATAAACTTCATCTGTTGACACATGGAAGAACCTATTATCCATTTTTTCACTAATATCCCAATGTTTTACACAGGCATTTAATAAATTAATAGTT